CTCAGTATTGAGACAGATGTTATGACGGGAGGAACCGCAACCCTGACCCTGACAGCCTCAGATATATGTGGGTTCTTTCTGTCAGCCGAACTCACCGATGATGAGGACTGGCACATGGTTTACAACGGCGGCACTACGACGGGAGAGACTACCTCAACCAGCGTAGATGCAGATGATGATGCTGTTGCCGGTGAGTGGCAGGTTCTTAGGCTAGAGATTGATACGAATGGCACAGCCCGGTGGTATATAGACGGTGTTCTCAAGCAGACTAAGACTGGGGCTGCGTCAACCTCAGTTAATATGGCACTGATCTTGGGCGTAGAGGCCAAGGGTGCGGCTATAGAGAATTTGGACGTAGACTACCTGCTAGTGCAGGCCAACCGAGACTGGACTGTATAGTCCACACTAAGATAAGGAGATAAGACCTTGGCTACTGGAAATACAACTACTGGTTCCTTGTCAGATAGCATTGATGTTATTCAGGCTTCTGCTAGGTCACGTAGACAATATGACGGAGTAATGCCCCAGTTGGTTGACCGGGTAGAGTTGGATGCCAACACGGGCACGACATGGAGGGAAATCCTCCTGGCTAACCTCTCGGCACAGGCGGTGACGGAGAATACCGTGCTGGATAACCCCCAGCAGTATGACGACTCTGCCATCACCATAACGCCCGAGATGATCCAGATTCAGACGTTTATCTCTGACAAGAGTAAGCGCAACATCAACAACAAGGTGCTGGCCCAGATGGGGAAGATGCCTGGTGAGGCAATGATGAGGAAGAAGGACGAGGACGGTCTTACCGCGGCTGACGCTTCCACCCAGATGGGTGCTGCGGGTACTCCTGTACAGACAGGTGACGTAGCAGCGGCACGGTACATTATCACGTCCAATGCTACAGAGCCAGGTCCGCTCCCTATAGCGGGGGTGTTCCACGGGTTCTGCATCAAGGACTTCTACGATGAACTCGTATCTGGTGTGGGGACGTACCCCGTACCTGAAGGGTCAACGGCGACTGTATTCCAGTCTGCCTTCACCCTGCCAATCGCCAATGTATCCATACATGAAGATGGCAACATATCCATTGACAGCAATTCTGATGCCAAGAACTTCGTGTTCTCCAAGTCGGCGTGGATACTGGTAGAGGGCATGACGATAAGGACTGAGTCCGAGCGCAAGCCCAACATCGCTGGTGGAGGCGACAGCCTGTTTATGACAGATGAGTTCGCCTATGGGCTGCGACTTGCCAACTGGACTCGTGAGATAATAGGTGACGCTACAGCACCGGCATAAGGATATATGGTTAGCGTAGCAGAAAGACCTGGGGCAGAGGTCGTCCACTTTAGGATGGCCTCTGCTCTGGACACAGTAACGAGGGTGGTAGTAGCTGATGAGCCTTGCTATGTGCTGGCTGAGTTGAACCTACCCTCACGGAGCGGTAGAACCAAGAGCCGCTTTCAGATACTAAGAGTCGTGCGAGATGACCGGTTGGTCACAGCGTATGTGTACATGGGGCCAGCAGGTCAATTCAAGGCAGACCAGCTTCTTATTCCCGGGGGGCAGGTCGAGCACGGTAAAGGGATAGCCTGGCACACTGTGGCCGAGCTACAGGAGATAGCCGATGAACTGCGGGCACAGCCCATGCACAGGGAGACTGAGCCCTCTGATATGCAGGCGGCGTTCCAGAACATGGTAGAGGAAAAGAAGCGTAGGCGCAGTAAGCAGTCCAGCTTTGGCCCTGTGGGCCAGCTTGTAAGGAGTTAGAGATATGACAACCCCAGAGACAGTAGCAACAGCAGAAGCAGAAGAGGCATGGCGTGAGGCAATAGCAGAGGAGCCCGCAACTGCTGTAGAGCTCCCCGATGGTTTTCTGAAGGTGGGGGAGATCATCAGCACTCCTTCCGAGTCGTCTCCTGCTGCGTCCCGCGTGACATCCCTTAGATACAAGGGGTATCTGCCGTACTGGGATACCAAGACGGGGGGCTATAACGAGTGCCCTCACTGGTTCCGGTGGCAGGTGGCCCAGATGACGCATGAAGACGGCACCAAGATGTATACCTTTACTAACCCTCAGATTGCGCCCGATTATGGTCAAGACCTGTGTTGCCCACTGAACCCTGCCTCTCCAGATTACCATCGCATTGATGGATTGGGGTTCAAGCTATGCAAGAGGGTGCACATCCCTCACCAGGACGCCTTAGAGGCCCATTTGCAGAAGTCTCACAAGAGGGCTGCTGCGGCACTGAGGAGAGACCGGGAGGAGCGTATCAGGGATGAAGACAGGGAACTGCAAAGAGAGACCCTGAGAAGCAACCAGGAGTTGCTGAAGGCTATGCTTGGTGGGTCTACTCCTGCTGTGGCAATAGCGCCCAATCCGACTGATTTGATTGATACCCCCCAACATGCCCATCGGTATGGCAAGAGTTTGGGGTCAGAGTGCAAAACAGCGGGGTGTACGTCAGTACGCACCGTTGCATATAAAAAGATGAAGCGAAAGAAGTAGAAGGAGGACGAACCAATGGCAGGAAGAAACCCCTCTCCCACCCATGTCGTGAAGCCCAGTGCTACGTCTGCGGACACAAGAAGCCGTAGTATAGGACGTAGCGTAACGCAGGTCTCTGTTTTGCCAGTGACTACTAATGCGAATGATTTTATCACGCTTCCCTCTTTGGTGAGCGTTCCTGAAGGTCACAGAATTACCATTTTGTGCAACGCAGGGGGAAACTTTGAGTTGCGTACCCCTGCGGGAAGCGGAGAAGAGATCAACAGTGAGGACTGTGACGGGACCAAGGAATATCTCTGCACTGATACGGAGGTATTGCATGTCACAAAAATCAGCAACACCATCGGGTGGGAGGCTAATGCTTATACCGCCATTGGTGCTGTGGCAACTGCTGTAGTCCCTGACTAAATACTTAAAATAAATAAATCCTTCTCCCATACAAGAGGTCTGGAAGGGCTGGATAGACCAAGGAGGTAATAATGCCAACAGAAATCTTAGGCGCTAATCTGGGCCACCAGAGGAGTGCGGGTGCGGCAAGCGGTGTATCCATGACAACATCGTCGGCGTTCACACCGTTTCACCGGGGCACAGAACATATAGACCTTATACCAAGGAACTTTTCAGGTGCGGCTGTGGCAAGGTATGCCCTTTGCCCGTACCTGGTTATCCTCAAGGCTGACTCCTCTACCGATCTGGCTGGTAGCATTGCAGACTACTCCACTATTGCACAGGACGGGTCTACAGCTACCAGCGTTGAACTGAGTAGTCTTGCCGCAGGCCGTAATGTTTATGTGGGGTCGGCAATACCCTTCAGGGGAGTCCATATAGATGTGGACACCACAAACTCCACGGGGTCTACGGTGATTACGGTATCATATTGGAATGGTTCAGAGTGGGTAGATACATCTGATACCGATGGTACGATCTCAGGAGGCATATCACTCGCGCAAGACGGAGCGATTACATGGACAGTTCCATCTGCATGGGTGTCCTCGTCTCTTGTTAAAATAGATAGTTCGGTGAACAGTTCTCTTCATTGGAGAGATGTTTCCATGTACTGGACGAAGTGGACGTGGAATCAAGCAATGGATTCCACGGTAACACTAGACCACATGCTTGGCATCAACGAGAGCACAGCTTACGCAGAAGTACCCGCCTCTCTTGGAACGGGAATGCGAATCCATCATGGCTTTGGCAGTAACGGGATTGCAGGTATAGAGACGCTGACTAATGCAGGGACTGGCAACATGCTTGTTACCTGCTCGGCTCTCAACGGATACTTCTCTACCGGTAAACTGACTACCGTATAAGGAGAAACATGTCCAATAGATATACAATACCTGTAACAATAGGGAGCATTCACGGGGACCTTATACCTAGTGGGGACGATACCTATGATATAGGGTCAGCAACCGCCGCGTGGCAAGACCTCTTCCTTGAGGGGGATATTGCCCTATCAGACGCAACAACAATTGCTGTAACGGCCTCTGCTCATGATACAGCAGGGTATACTTTAGCTATCTCGGCAGGTGATACCACCGCAGGAACCACAAACAATATAGCCGGTGGTGCTTTAACCATACAGGGTGGACAGGGTAAGGGCAGTGGTGCAGGGGGAGATATTATCTTCCAGACTGCAAATGCTGCTGGTTCTGGTAGTTCTCTAAACGCTCTAGCAACGGCTCTAACAATTAGCGATGATTTGTCCTCTACGTTTGCTGGGGCTATCGTAGGCTCTGGAACCATAGATGCAACTACGGACTTCACCATAGGAGATACGGTAATAACTGATGGAGTCATCACCGACTCTAGTGGTCTAGCCCTAGCGGCAAACGTCACGGTCACAGGCAACGTCCTGCCTAATGCAGACGATACTTACGATTTAGGTAGTGCATCAGCAGCATGGCAGGATTTGTTTCTTGAGGGCGACATAACCCTGACGGATGCAGGGTCTATTGCAACCAGTGCGGGTGCTTTGACTATTGCTCCTACCACCGATACGCTTTTCTCTGATGGTACAGGAGTGGTAATAGGCCACACCGCACAAGTCGTAACGTCAAACTTCCTTCAGAACGTCGCCTCTGGAGTCACCGCAGAGCTACAAGTTCTGGGAGGTGGCGTACATGATATGGCGATGGTTATAGGGGCTTTCAACACGAATGATGATTATCCTCCCACCCTAACCTTCTTGAAGTCTGGCAATGGTACAGTAGGCAGCAATACCATAGTTGCTGACGATGAGATTCTGGGTTCTATTGCATTTACTGCTGCGGATGGCAATGATTTCCGCAGCATGGCTGCTGCTATATCGGTTCAAATAGATGGAACACCTGGTCAGGACGATGTGCCAGGACGCATGATGTTTTGGACAACGGCTGATGGTGCGTCGGCTCCCACGAAACGATGGAGCATTTTAGCGACAGGGGAACTACAAGGCAACGGAGCGAAGACCATCAGCACCTCTTCTGGTGCACTAACCATTGACCCTGCGGCAGAGCTAAATCTAACACTTGCGGCTAATACGAATGGCGCGTTCATAGTAAGTGATGGCACAACAACCCTTCAAAAACTAGACACTAGGAACACAACACCAGCCCTCAGTACACACGTTTTCGATTCTCCGAATCAGACTCTGGATAATGCCTCAGCCGCTAATACAGTCCATCAACTTGTAGAGTTCGCAGCATACGACATTACATTGTCAGGGCAAACTCAGGTTACCACTTCCCAGAGGACAGTGAATATTGAGTCAACACAGCTTAGAGAGTCGGGTGGGGCAGTTACTGTAGACCAAGCATCAACCTTTAGAATTGCTGGTGCGCCGTACCCGTTTTCTGACGTAACTATAACCGAAGCATTAGCCCTCCATGTGGATTCTGGTACATCTAGGTTTGACGGGGCTATCTCGCTAGGCACTGACCACGGCGATGACGGACAACAGCTAACGTCTGGTGGCGATGACGCAGCCTGTGACTGGACTGCTGCCAGTTCCCTGCGAGAGCATAAGGATATTGGCAGCGAGGCTGATTCAGGCGAAGCGTTACAGGCAATGCTGGATAGCAAGGCATATCACTTCCGTTACAAGACAAAGAAGGGTACGGGAGACTCCAAGACAGAGTACGTTGGTTTAATGGCTGATGATGCACCGTGGGCAATGCACTACAAGGGAACGATTGTCAATCCAGTGAATACCTTGGGTTACACTGTGTTAGCTGTACAGGCATTGAATGAGAAAATCGAAAGGTTAGAAGCGTTACTGGAAGAACGGAGATAGAACGATGGCAATAGAAAAATCAGATGCACAGGTGCAGTCCCTATTCGTGACGGCTGATGGGAGTGTGACCGCCAAGGTCAACTACCTGTTGGCAGATGGCAGCACAGAGATTACGAGAGCGGTTGTAGAGGTAGCTGTATCTAACGCGACCAGCGCAGAGCTTACAGCGGCAGCCTCGTTGAAATCAAAAGCGGCAGCCCTGGCGGTAGCATAAGGAGGGATGATGTCTGATGTAGATACAATGCCGATGCCTGAAAGGGCAAAAGAGTCATTGCGTATTATGATTGCCCAAAGGCAACAGATAGAGCAACAGATACAGTTATACATAAAAGGCATCTATGATAGCTTGGGCTTAGATGGTGATGACTGGAACGTAGAGATGCCCGCTATGGATTTTGTAAGGAAGGCACAATCGCCTACGCAATCTCCTAATGGCTATGTGGATCAGGAAGCCGAAGAATACGTAGCGACTGTGTAGTAGATAACAGAGGAACAATAGATAATGGCTACAACCCGGCAGAACCTTCGGCGTAACCTAAGCTATCTCATGGGGGACTTCATATTAGACCCCGATGGTAGTATACCAACCTGTAGCGCACAGGGTGGGGCGTCAGGTGCTACGGCGATAGACGCCCTGTTGTCTTACTATGATGATGACTATTTCAACGAATGGTTTTTCCTGTTACCGGAAGGTCCTTCGTCGGGCAGCACTGCGTATGGGGTTACAAGAGTAACTGACTTTACCAGCAGCACAGGCACTATGGAATTGGAGCCCAACGCTGCCGCACAGATAGATAGCGGAAGGACATTTGAACTGCACCGGTATTCCCCAGCGTGGAAGCACCTGGCCTTAAACGCGGCACGGCTACAGGCGGTCGATGCTCTGGCACTGTCTGAAGTAGATGAAACCTTGGTGGTAGATAATCTTCTCTCTAACTTTAGTTTTGAAACCAATACGACTGGGCCAGTGGCCTTCACTGATTGGTCTAGTGTTGGAACACCGACCTTGGCTGTGGATGCAGCCACACGGGTGCATGGAACGCAGTCGGCTCGCATAGACGCTACAGGGGCCACAGAGGGTCTTTCTCAGAACATTGTGTTGACAGTAGATATAGCAGACGCTGCTGGGAAGACGCTATCCATCAGAGGGTGGCTATTTGCGCTCACCGCAGACATTGCCAGGATGAGAGTGACCTTCGATAGCGGGAGTACCTACACCAATGGCCCTTACCATCAGGGGGGTGGAGACTGGGAGGGGCCAAGCATACAAAGAATAGATGTGACAATACCAGAATCTACAACCACTTCTCAGACAATGATCGTATCAATTGAGGTGGCAGACTCAGGGACATCCTTCGTGAAGGTTGACGCCATGACGGCATGGGTAGATAACGTGAACCGCTATACCCTTCCTACCAACTTCTACCGTGGGCCTACTCAGGTATCGCAGCAGGTCTCTGTTTTGGAGGGAGGCTATGCCCCACTCACAAGGAATAACCTACCGCAATCGGGGAGGATACTCCGTATCAAGGGGAAGCGGCTCTTATCCGAGGTCACAGCCGAAACGGGGTCTATGGAGATATCAGAACCCGAGGATCAGCTTCTCTATGCCCATGCCCTAGAGTGGCTTGCAGACAGCAACATGGGGCTGGCAAGTGGGGCGGTGAGAGATGACCTTGAGGCAGATAAGCAGAGGTGGCGTGTGAAGGCTGCGGAGCTCCGTATGCGTTCCAGCGTCAAGCCCCCCTACCAGCCTATATATGCAGAGCAGAACGGGGTATGGGAGATTCAGTGGGAAGGTGAGACCGGTATACTGCTTCTGAAGAACCGGGGGTGATATGCCGACTAGTCCTTTTGACATCCGTATCAAGACCATTGGCGGCACAGATATTGGCTACATGCTATGGAAGGACCGTAGTGGGCGCCGTACCTATGCTGTTCACGATGCCACGACCATAAGCCCTCGGTTTCTTACTGATGAACAGATCACCCAGGCCCAGCTTCCCGCGGACATAGCCCTTACTTTTCCCCAGACCAACTGGCGTAGGGGAATAGGGGGCATACGCTTTGATGCCAAAGACCCTGATGTCCTCGCTGACGGTACGCAGGTGGATGTTACCGAGCAGGGGGTTCTCAAGCTATCCAGGGAGACTACGGCCAGTACAGTGGACTCTACTCCTAACGAGTATGTGCCTAGTGGGTTCGCCGTCTCGGGTACGCAGCTTTGGGCCTTCATTGGACGGGACGCCTATTCCTGGGACTTCACGAATAAGAACTGGGATATCCAGACTGAACCTGTTGCTGCCGCGAGGATATACCGCAACGGGGTCAACTTCAACGGGAACATCTATGTCCCTGCGTGGGCTGATGATGTAGGCTCCAGTGGTTCCTATGTGGCCGCTGACGAGCCTGTGAGTTATCTCTATAAGACTCCTACAGCGGCACAGTGGTCGGTGATTACTACGGCGGCGCAGACACTGGGCGGCTGCAAGTACATGGCAATAGCTGGGCAGAGCCTTTGGGGCGGCTACTGGGTGGATGTTTCGGACTCAGGAGTGAACTCTCCCACAGTGGATGATTCACAGACAGTTATCGCTGTGGGTTCAACCGGCGCCTTTGCAGTCGGTGATGTAATTCGCATCGACACCGAACTGTTACTTGTCACAGCATATAGCAACCCTAATATGACTACGATACGAGGTTATCGTGGCTCTGTGGCAGCAAGCCATAGTTCGGGCGCAGATATTTATGACTTAGCCGAGAACGCCCACCATGTGCGCTCCACTGCTGACGGGACAAGCATGGCAAACTGGTCCACTGAAACGTCTGTCGGGGACTCTGGGTCACCGATAACGGGTCTTGTGGGCGTGGGCGATGACCTGATTGTTATCAAGACAGACGGCATCTACCGCTTGGAAGCGGACGGGACGGTAACGAACCTTCGCCCTGAGCTAACCGCCTTCGGCCACAATGACTTCGGGAAGGGTGCATGGGCATGGAACGACCTGATGTTCATACCACTACATGGTGGGGGTCTGTGGGAGTTGGATACCACCAACTGGGCCATCCGAGACATATCCTTCTCGATAACCATGCCTGATCAGACCCAGTACCACGGGCGTGTAGTGGCGGGCCACGGGGAGCCGAACAGGTTGTATGTAATGGTGCTGGACCCAACGGTGGGCGTAACAAAGTACCATATCCTGATGACTGAGAACCCCACAACGGTCGGCATCAATGACTACAACTGGACAATGGTGGGGAGCATCAGTTATACCACGGCAACTGATGCAGACCATTCTGCGTTGCTCCTAGAGGCCATCACTAACGGTACAGACGAGCATCACAGGCTCTGGGCAGGGGTGGAGAGTACGGGCAGTAACCTTTACCCCTACTTCATCACGCACGATACACACGACGATGACGATGGGTTTTCCTCAACGGACGGTGAGGCGTATACAGTAGCCTTCGACGCAGGGTTCCCCAATGTTCTTAAGAGGGCACAGGATATAGTGTGCAACACGCTGAACCTGACCGCAGACACGGACACGGCAGTTGATACCGATGAGGCACTTGATACAGAGGAGGAGGAGATTGACGTAGATGTTAACCCGTCGGGTAAGATCGGGGTGGGAGACATCGTAACCATCGATAGCGAGGACATGTTGGTAGCCTCTATCGCTTCAGATGCTATTACGGTCACCCGGGGGTATGCGGGCACGACCCGGGCAACACATAGTACCAATGCGGATATATCCAGCAACCACTACATAGAGGTACGCTACCGCGCTGACGGTGGCTCCTGGACATACGTGACAGGTTCCCAGTCAACGAGCACTATTACCAGTGCCAACCAGACCATAGCCTTCAGTGCAGGGATCACGTTCTACAAGATAGAGTTGCGATTTACCTTCAACCGAAGGACAGTAGAGCCTACGATCCCGACCTCTCCCGAACTCCACGACTTTGCCTTGACCTGCCAGCTTAGGCCGGTGGCGGTGAAACTACTGCCCCTCAGCTTTTACTTGGCAAACGGGCTTGCTCTCAACAACGGCATGGTGGAGAACCAGGCCAAGACCAAACGGAACCAACTCCGCACTTGGGATACTCAGGGTGCCGAGGTTGTGGTCACTGACACTGAGGGCGGGACTCGTAACTGCGTCATGTTGCCTGGGCAGATGAAGGAGAGTGAGGTTAGGAACGGGTATCACATGTTCCCAGAGTATAAATGTGACGTTGTGCTTGCAGAGGTGGGATAGTGCCTGCCACGCTGGAAGAGCGGGTTGCCACCTTGGAGCGCATTCTGCATTCCTCTCACCGGCGTCTGCCTGTGTTCGTGAGTTCGTCTGTACTCTCGGGCAGGTTACAGGCGCACAAGGGCGCCGATGTTGCATCTGCGGACGAGATCACTCTCGGCACGGACGGCAACTACTTTGACATCACGGGGACGACCACCATCAACCACATCAACAACTCGGGGTGGCAGAATGGCTCGGTTGTGGTACTACAGTTCGATGCGAGTGTGACGGTGACCCATAATTCTGGAAGTCCTACAGGGAGTGAGGCATCAATGCTATTGTCAGGAGCGGGCAACTTCTCGGCAACTGCAAATGATACGCTCATGTTGGTGTATGATGGAACCACATTTCGTGAAGTCGCTAGAACGGCTATATAGGAGGAATGATGCCAAGACATGGACCGCCAGGGAATCCCCATAATCTACCGCGCCGTCGAGTGGTGCGGGCTCCCGTGCCTGCAAGGAGACGGGTCGTGGCAGCACCTGCAAGGCGCAGAAGAGTTATAAGGTAGCCTATGCCGGCTAAAAGTAAGGCACAACAGAGGATGATGGGTGCGGACTTAGCCAGGGCTAGGGCGGGTAAGAAGACACGTACTGGCATGAGCAAGGCCAAGCTTTCTGAGTACGCCTCAACGAAGCGTAAGGGTCTGCCTGCGAGGACAAAGCACTAATGGAGAGCCATGATTGGCCCTGGGACGCATCTTATGGTGGATGGCCTCACCATGATGACTTTCACCGCGAGTTATTTAGAGCAGTTCTTGCGGGACGCGGTGAACGTGGTGGGGATGGAGGTCATTATGGGGCCAGTAGTGCTGGGGACGGGGAATATGTGGGACGGGTGGGTGGTACTGGCAGAGAGTCACGCTGCCGTCCATATACACAAGCAGCAGTGCCACATAGACTTGTTTTCATGTCAGCGGTTCGATGTCGAGGCACCGCTAGTGTTTATACGGCAGAGGCTGAAGCTATCGCAGATGAAGATTGAAGTGCTTGAGCGGCTTATGCCAGACCCGATAGGAGGAAGTGATGATTGACTTGCTGATGAGATTCCTACCAGCGGATAAGCGGGCTATGATACAACTGGCCTTGAGGATGGTGAGCAATTTGGATACAGCCGCGGAGAGGAAGGCAGTTGCGGAGTATGGCGTAGCTGCGTTCCAGGATGGGTTTATCTCGATTACGGAATGGAGCACTCTGGGCGGTAAGCTAGGTATCCTGACTGGTCCTAGTAGAAAGAATGGCAATGGTAGGCAAACTTAGACCCCAAATCTTCCTCGCCATACTGGTGCTGGGCATCCTCGCAGTCATAGGGGTCACACATGAGATGCCAGAAATAGCGACGGGAACTATTGGTGGTATCATAGCACTGGGCATGAAAATACTGGAGGCTGAATAGATGTGGATAGCTGAACTCTGGATTAGTTTCTTCATCTCTCTACAGTTCGGCTGGTGGGGATTTCTCCGCTCGCCCCTCGCAGCCTATAACAAGGTACGGTACTGGCGTGACTGGCTATTGGCGAAAATAGAGTATGTCCAATCTGAGTCGGCTAAGTGGAGGGCAGCGTTCGCCGTAGCGAAGGCTCCGTACAGTTTGCTTAGAGCCATGGGGGTCTCGCCTAACATGGCGGTCACACTCCTTATAGGCGGTTCTGTAGCGACCACTGGAGTAGTGGCAGCAGAGGTGCTGGAAGGGCGTAGCTTCAGTCGTGGCGATAGTGGTGTTTACGCAGCATCTGTTATAGGAAATAATGCTCCATTAGATATACCTACCAGTTACACTAATGGTGACAACACGTTGATGATAAATCTTGGGTCTACCCCAGTTCGGGAAATCACCATTGAGAATGTCAGCGTTGGAACGGTCTTTACAGGGAGCGCACTGCCATCGGGAGAACAGAATGTTGTGGACATTGGAGGGAATGTAGTAACTGGTGGCACAAATACTAGGCTGGAGATAGGACACCTGATATTTGAGAACTCACGCTGTAAAAAGTTGGAACTTGTAGACATCAATGCTCATACCATCAATGTCATCGGGAACGCCAGTGACGGGCAAAGTTTGGCCCCGTCACCAGGCACATCAAGGATGCTTGCCATTGGTGGAGGCCATCATCAGGCCGATGCGATGGTTACCTCAGGCGGTACGTATGATCGTATCCAGGTCCAAGCTCCTTCAAGTGGCGTGAATGGACGGATTGGCACATTGCGACTAAGCAATTTGTTCACAAAGGGTGGCATTTGCGCCCTTTATAAACTGACTGTTGGAACACTGGATATTTTGACAAATGAGGTAGGGATGGGGGACGGATTTTCAACGAAAGAGTTCAGTATTACTACGTCTGTAACTGGAGCTAACATAACCGTCCAGGATAATGTTGAGGTGACGATAGCGGAGCCAGCAACACAGTAACCATGTGGCCCTTCAAGCGTAATAGGTGGAAGCCCCCCAATAAGCCTCTGGCGACTTCAGCGTTTGAGTCCCGTGGCTCATGGGAGATGTGGCAGGGGTTGATGGATGTCCGGGAGAGGGTAGGTCGCATAGAGGGTGGCCTCATGCTCCTGATTCCCCTGGTGTTGGCAATTCTAGGGCTATTGATTGCAGGGGGTCTGAGGTAAACCACAGGTGCGGGGCTTACAATAGCGTGGTGACGCCTTTACGGGGCAAACAGAGGTATCCTCGGGGGGTAGGGGTGGGCATTGGCGGTGTTATAACTAGTGCGCTCGGCGATGTGCGTTATTCTATCTGGGAAGAAGCTCCGCCTGTCATCAACTGTACCCTATCCCTCCTATACGAAAGACAAGCGGCCCCAGAGAAAGGGCAGTATCTCCAGCCCCGTTTCCTTGGCAAGCATAACTTGGAGCGTGTCTAGGAGGTATACTCGTACAGCCTTGTCCTGTGGTGCTGGCCCAACCCAAGGGCTGATTTCGAGCAAATCCACCTCTAGTTTCCTGGCAGTATTGCGTCCCTTTGGGAGCAGCACCGCTCGGACATTATATTGTTTTGCGGTCGTATGAAACTCTAGGGGCCACGGACTCCAGGGGTTCTCGGCGTAATACAAACTCACACATACTACCTGTGGTGAAAGGCGGGTTGGGCTTGGCCCATTGGTTGCTATAGTCACCATTATCCTATCTCCTCTCTCTTTTGCATGGATCGCAGAAATGCCCTCATGCCGCTACTGAGCGGAGCTTCGATGCCAAAGTCACCAAATCGGCCCTTGAAGTACGGCCATGCTCCAGACAGTAGCCCCCGTTGTCTGTAGTAGGGGTGGAGCCAAATCCATGCTAAATACCGGTCATCGCCATTACTGCTTGCCTTATCGGTTTCAAACTCACAAGCACCAAAGACTACGGCCTTCTTATTGCCACTCCAGTCAAAATCTTCCCCGATCCATACAAACACAACATTGGTAGGGTCATGCCAGCTTGTCCGATAAGGTCGGAAATCAAAGTGGAACTCTCTCTGAAAGTATTTGCCGATTGTCTCCACTGCCCTGCGATATGGCATGGGGTCATTGTCCCCAACCTCGTAAAGAGTGTTGCCACGCCCCAAGGTAATTATGTAGCGTTCCATGTTAGCATCGGGCCACGGCATAGACGGTGTGTGTATGCGTAGATAAGCAGGGGTCATGCCTTCTGCCATCATCCTAATTCCTCCGCTGGTCTTCCTTGCTCATCTGATTGCCACCCATCCAGCAAAGTTCATCCATCTCCAGAAGCAGTCAGTGTATTTGAATCCTGCTGCTCTTAGCATCTGTTCGTTCCACTGAGCGGTCAGCGGAACAAGTATTCCTTCCAGAGAATATCGCTTTCTGTCTATTTCTTCTTGTGAATAACCGTTTCTAGCCTTCATGTCAAGATACTCGCTAACATATAAATTGTTGAGATGGGCGGTCTCCCCAAGTATCTTCTCAACGACTATAAGCGCACCGCCATCAGGCAGATGTGCATAACAGTTCGCGAGCACCTGTTGTCTGTATTCCACTGGGATAAACATTAGTGTCAGCACCGACAAGATAACTGAGGGGTGACAGTCAGGAAATTCAAAGCGCAAGTCTTGCTTGCAGATACTGACCCCTCTGTCGCCAAGGCGTTCGGTTGCTTGGGCTATCATTGGCTCAGAAATCTCTACCCCAATGTAGTTACACTTATCTCCAATCATATCCACTATCTGTTCTAGTCCAAGCCCATTACTGCAACCAATGTCCAAGATGGTGTCTCCAGTATGAGCAAAGGTAGTTGCAATGCTCGTCACAGCATCTCTCATGACTTCGTATTGAGGAATTGAACGCTCTAGCATATCGTCAAATACAGCGGTTACCGCTTCGTCAAATACCCATTGTCCGTCTGGTATTGTATGGTCACGCATACCACTCCTTTCCTAATTTTTGTCCTATGGCTTCTATCACAGGTATAGTTACTGTTCTGCCACAACGCTCATACCGCTCGGAGTCAGGGTTCTCTATAACCTTACCATCCTGAAGCCTATGCTTTGTAAAGTTATCAGGTAGCCCCTGTAACCTTTCGCACTCCAGCGGAGTCAGTCTTCTGATGCCCATTTTGGTATGAAGTGCCATCTTGTTTTGCGGACTAGTATCCAACCCCCAAGAAGCCTCTCGTTGTTGTGTTCGTTGTTTCATGTTGGATTTTGTGTGGCTTAACATTGTCATTTCGACAGGCACAAATGGCACATTGTTTCCACCTGTTCCCATGTTTGCAGTTAGGGTCGGCACTCCTTCTACGTGATAGTCTCTGAAGTACCCTCTGCGCCATTGCTTGACCTGTGGGTCTGTGATTTTGTCTATAACCTCATCCAGAGTCCTAACCTTTTCCCCGTTGAGGGGGTCTACTAGAACAGACGTAACTCTGGACTCTGTGTTTCCGAGTCCTTTTCGCATCCTTGCTTGGAGCGAACCAAAGATTTGTTTGCTATGAAGTCCTTTATCCGTGTTATCATTTTCTGTTGGTTCTCTGAGAGGAAATACTTTGGGTCTGGGCTGTCCTCTAAGATTTGCGATAAGAAAGACTCGTTCTCTGTGTTGGGGTACACCGAAGTGTTGGCTGTCCAACAATTCCCATTGACTGTCATACCCCATCTCATCCAGAGCCGAGAGGATGACCGCAAAGGTTCTTCCGCTGTCATGGTTGAGCAATCCCTTGACGTTCTCAAACATAATATATGGTATGCCCCGTTCCCCAGCGATTCTAAACATCTCGAAACATAATGTGCCTCTGGTGTCAGCGAGTGAGAATCCTGTTCTTTTTCCAGCAACGCTAAAAGTGGCGCAAGGAAATCCTCCCACGATGAGGTCGGCATCTGGAACATCTCTGCTTGGTACGGTTGTAATATCTCTTTCATCTGGCTTCTCTCCAAAATTGTATTCGTAAATCCCCCGTGGTCTTTTTAGCCACTCACTCGACCATACACATTCGTGACCTTGACGCTCTAAGCCGAGTCGAAAGCCACCTATGCCTGCGAACAGTTCAACAAATCTCATGTAACCGCG